AGCTGGATATGAGCAGTATGGAATGAAAATGAAAAACGGAAAATTAGTACCTAATTGCATACCAATAAAATAATGCGTAAGGTAGCGACACAAATAGAGAAAAAGAAAATAAGACGTAAAGGAGTACACGCTAAAAGCAAAACAAGTAAACTAAAGTCAAGTAAGAACTATAAAAAGTTAAACAGAGGACAAGGATGCTAAAGAGAATTAAAAGATTTATAACACCAAGTAAAACAAGTCCTAAGGGTAGTCGTAGAGGTGGTTGCTTGTGTGAAGATAACACTTACAAAACCAAATGCTGTGATGGAAGTCTAAGGGCGCAAGGTATAGGAAACGTATAACAAATAAATAAATAAAATGAACACATTTCAAAAAGTACTAAATCAATTATCAAAAGCACAAAAGCTACAAGAAAAAACAGAACTAACAACCCAAAAAGTAGAGTTAGGTATTATTGACGATTTAAACGATGTTTTGCAACAGTCTGACACAATTATAAAAGAGTTAAAGGACAACGAAAATATTGTTGCAAGAAACCAAAAACTTCTTAAAGACAGAGAAAAAGACCAATCTAAACTTATAACTAATTCGGATAAATTTAGAAAAGAATTTTTTGACTTAAGAGATAAGTTAGAAAGCGCAAAACAAAAAAGCGAAAGAGCAGATAAAGAACTCGATGCAAACTCAAGAGGTATTAAAGATGTTCAAAAAAATATTGACAAACTAAATAAAAAGGTATCTCCGCAACTTAAACAAGCAAAGAAAAACATTACAACTTTTGACAAGCTTATTGCTCAAGCAGAAAAAACAGCGCAAGAGTTAGGTGTAAAAATACCTACTGCCTCTTTTTCTAAAATGAGAGATAGGCTTCGTAAGTTTATTTAAAAATGCAAAATTAATTTTTAACACTTATATATTAATATGAATACAAATGATATGATATCAAAAATCAAAGAAGTTGTAGGCTTGTCCGAAGAGATTAAGCTTGAGCAACAAACTTTAGATAACGGTGCTATCTTGGAAGCTGAAAGTTTTGAAGCTGGACAAGAAATTTTTATCGTTACTGAAGATGAGAAAGTGGCTGTGCCAGTTGGCGAATACCAAATGGAAGATGGTCGTATTTTAGTAGTAGCTGAAGAGGGTCTTATTGCTGAGATTAAAGCAGAGGAAGAAGAAGAAGTAGAAGCTAAAGAAGAAGATAAAGAAGAAATGGGCTATGCTACTAAAGAAGAACTTGCTGAGGTTAAAGAAATGATTGAGGAAATTAAAGCTATGCTTGAGCCAAAAGAAGAAATGACCGAAGAGTTAAGTGCTGATGACTTAGGCAACCTTATGACTGAGGAACTTGCTAAACACGAAAAATTAGAGTTAAGCGAAGTACCAGAAGAAGTACAAGAGGAACTAAACCAACCAGCTGCTGAGCCAATCAAGGCTAACCCAGAGGTACAAACAAAACAAAATTTCAAGTTTGCTAACAACAGAAAACAAAGCACACTTGATAGAGTATTAAATAAAATAATTAACAACTAAATTTAAATTAAATGGCTAATCCAACTATTACATCATCCAGTTATGCTGGAGAATTTGCTGGGAAGTACTTAGGTGCTGCCCTATTATCTGCTTCAACGTTAGACGCTGGGGCTGTAACAATCTTGCCTAACATCAAGTACAAAGCTGCTATGAAAGTAGGAACTTTTTCTAACTTGGTTCGTTCTGCGGATTGTGATTTTGACAGTACTACTTCTGGTCTTACATTGACTGAAAAAGTACTAACACCAACTGAACTGCAAGTAAACCTACAAATCTGTAAAAAAGAATTACACGCAGACTGGGAAGCTGCTCAAATGGGTTTTAGTGCCTTTGACGAGTTGCCACCATTATTCTCTGACTATGTTATCTCAAGAGTAGCTGCTGAGGTTGCTAACGCAACTGAAACTTCTATTTGGAGTGGTTCTGCTGGAGAGGGTTCTTTCGATGGCTTTGCTACTTTAATGGGTGCTGATGCAACTGTTGTAGATGTGGCACAAGCTACTGTAACAAGTTCAAACGTAATTGCTCAGTTAGGTGCTATTGTAGATGCTGCACCATCAGCTATCTTAGGTAAAGAAGATTTAACGCTTTACGTTTCAACCAACATTGCAAGAGCATATATCCGTGCTTTAGGTGGTTTTGCTTCTAACGTAGGTGCAAATGGTATCGATAACAAAGGTACAACTTGGTACAATGGTGGCGAGTTATCTTTCGAGGGTATAAACATCTTTGTTGCTAAAGGTCTTGGGGATAATGAAGCTGTATTGGCTCAGAAGTCTAACTTGTTCTTTGGAACTGGTCTTTTAGATGACAGAAACGAGGTTAAAGTTATTGATATGGCTGATATCGATGGTTCTCAGAATGTCCGAGTAGTAATGAGATATACTGCTGGGGTACAGATTGGAATTGGTTCAGACATCGTACTTTATTCTTAATAAATTAATTAACTAACATAAAGAGGGTGGGCAAAACTGCCTACCCTTTTTTATTAAATCTAAAAATATGGCTTGTGCAATAACAAAAGGTAGAGGGGTTGGATGTAAGACCGCCTTTGCTGGAATTAAAAATATTTACATCTTAGATTACGGTACAGATGTGGCTAACGCAACGCCATCTGCTGGTACTGTTGATTTAGCTTCAATTTCTGCTGCTGAGTTTTTTAAGTTTGAAGTAAAGGGTGGTTTAAGTTCTTTAGAAACTACTGTAACATCAAGTAGAGAAAATGGTACTACTTTTTACGAAAGTACTTTAAATGTTACTTTCCAAAACTTAGACGTAGCGACACAAGAAGAGATTAAACTCTTAAATAGAGGTCGTGCGCACTATGTAGTGGAATTATATCCAGATGGTACTGATGTTACTAAGTATTTACTCTTAGGTAAAAGTAACGGTGCTGAGATTACTGGTGGAACTATTGTAACGGGTGCTGCCCCTGGAGATTTACAAGGCTTTACGATTACTGCTGTTGCAACTGAGGTGTTTCCACCTTTCTTTGCTACAGCGCCTAATGTAGATAGTACAAATCCTATATCACCAGTATAGTAGTTTGTTTATGTTTAAAATTAGCCTTTCTTTTTAGAGAGGCTTTTTTTTTACACAAAATAAAATAGTTTTGTTTATATATTAATATGAAGATTATAACAACAAGCGGTACTAAGGCTTTAAGTATAATACCAAGAAGTTTTTATAGCGGTTCGGTAGTTTTAAAACTTACAAGCGAAAGTACTGGTACTTCTGTAACAGTTACAGCTTTTGCATCAACAAGTGGTAATTATATGACCTTTACAGCACAATTTGGAACGCTTACAGAGGGCGATTTTTATTCTTTAGAAGTATCTGTACAAGGTGTTTTAGTGTACCGAGATAGGGTTTTTTGTACTGACCAGACTATAAACCAAGCTAACAACGATTACTACTCTGTTAATGATGGAGAATACACCACAGAGAATAGTTTTGATAACGATTATATTATTTTATGAACGATTTAAGAATAGTTAATTTAAGCACCTACACAAGCCCAGAGATTGTAGAGAAGTCTAACAAACAATGGGTAGCTTATGGTAGTGATAATAATTACTTTGGTTACTTAATAGACCGATACAATGGAAGCCCTACAAATAACGCTATTATTAATGGTGTTAGTCAAATGATTTACGGAAAAGGCTTAGATGCTTTAGATAGCAATAGAAAGCCAGAGGCTTACGCTAAAATGATTACTTTATTTAAAAAGGATTGTGTACGCAAGTTGTGTTACGATTTAAAACTTATGGGTCAATGCTCAATACAAGTTATTTACTCAAAGGACAGAAAAACAATCGCACAAGTAGAACACATCCCAGTAGAGAATTTAAGAGCAGAGAAGTGTAACGAGAAAGGCGAAATAAATGGCTACTATTATAGTGATGACTGGAGTAATGTAAAACCAAGAACAGAACTAAAACGCATACCAGCTTTTGGCACATCAAACGAAAGTATTGAAATTATTTACGTTAAGCCTTACAGAGCTGGTTATAAGTACTACTCAAGTCCTGACTATCAAGGTGGCTTACAATATGCAGAGTTAGAAGAAGAAATATCTAACTACCACCTAAACAACATCCTTAATGGTTTAGCACCATCAATGTTAATTAACTTTAACAATGGTACGCCAAACGCAGAGGAACGTCAAAACTTAGAAAACCGTATTTACTCTAAATTTAGTGGCTCAAGTAATGCTGGTAAGTTTATACTTGCTTTTAATGATAACGCAGAGAGCCAAGCTACAATAGAGCCAATACAGTTAAGTGATGCACATAACCAATACCAGTTTTTAAGTGATGAGAGTGGCAAAAAAATAATGGTAGCGCACAGAGTTGTTTCTCCTATGCTTTTAGGAATTAAAGACAGTACTGGTTTAGGTAACAATGCAGACGAGTTACAGACTGCTTCTGTGCTTATGGATAACACCGTTATTAGACCATTTCAGCACCTTTTGATAGATGCCTTTGATAGCATACTTGCTTACAATAATATATCTTTAAAACTATACTTTAAGACCTTACAACCGCTTGAGTTTACAGACCTTGAAAACGTAGAGGATGAAGAAACAAGAGAAGAAGAAACTGGCGTAAAGTTAGCCAAAGACTTACCAAAAGAATTAGGTAGCGACATAGCAGATGCCTTAATAGACTTAGGACAAGACGAGGCAGACCTTTTAAGCGACTTTGACCTAATGGATGAGCGAGAAGTAAACTATGAAGAAGAAGATGGCTTAGACGAGGTTATAACAGACCTTAATAAGCCTAATACCGAAGAAAAAGAAAAAAGCACACTTGCTAAAATATGGGAGTTTGTAAGTACTGGAAGCGCAAAGCCATACAGAAGAAGCGAACAAGATGGAACAAGTAAGCAATCACGAGAACTTGACATTGAGTTTTTAGTAAGGTATATGTATTCCCCACAAAGATACAGCGCAAATTCAAGACCTTTCTGTAAGAAAATGGTAGATGCAAAAAAGGTTTACCGTAAGGAAGATATTATCTCAATGGACACAAAAGTAGTTAATGCTGGTTTTGGTAAGGGTGGAAGCGATACTTACTCAATATGGTTATACAAGGGCGGTGCAAGATGCCAACACAAATGGATAAGAAAAACTTACCAAAGGTTTAAGACTGATAAAGGCTTAGGAACTGAGATAACAACATCACAAGCAAGGTCAAGGGGTTTTAGACCAGAAGCAAACGCACAGAAAGTACCAGTAGCACCAAAGGATATGAAGTATAAAGGTTATACCGCTGAATATTGGAACAAAATAGGATTTAAGAACTAATGGCAACAGCACTATTTATAAACAGAACGGACTTAGTAAAAAACTCTATCATTGATGGTAATGTAGACACAGATAAGTTTATACAATTTATTAAGATAGCACAACAAATAGACATACAAAATTTGTTAGGCACAGACCTTTACAATAAGATAAGTGCTGATATTGTTGCTGGTACTTTGGCTGGTAATTATTTAAGTTTAGTAAATACTTACGTTCAGCCTACTTTAATATGGTTTGCACAAATGAATTACATACCTTTTGCTGCATATCAAATAAAAAACGGTGGGGTGTTTAAGCACACAAGCGAAACAGCACAGAACGTAGATAAAAACGAAGTAGATTATTTAGTAGCAAAGGCGAGAGAATACGCCAACTACTATTCTACAAGATTGGTAGATTATCTTAGTTTTAACGATAACTTGTTCCCAGAGTACAACAGTAACACAAACGAGGACATCGACCCAGACACAGACACAACTTATAAAGGCTGGGTACTATGAGATATAAGGTAAAACAAACAAACCTTAGTAAACTAAAAAAATATATTATTGAAACCTTGAAAAAGGAAGCGATAAAAAACAAAAAGAATGAGTAATCCTATTTTAGCATTAATACCAAGCGGACAAAAAGCCACAAAGGTTTACTCTGTATTGCCAAGTGATGGTAGTGGGGATTTCACTTTTGATAGGGATACAGTAGCTACACGAGTACGCAAGGATGGAATTATTGAAGAGGTCGCAGCAGACATACCAAGACTTGATTGGCTGAACTCTAACTGTCCGATTTTACTTTTAGAGCCACAAAGAACAAACAGACAAATAAGGTCTGAGGAGTTTGATAATGCAGCTTGGAATAAACAAGCAGACATAACAGTAACAGCAAACCAAGTTACAGCACCGACTGGGGAACTAACAGCAGACAAAATACAAAGAGGTTCGACAATTAACACTAATAATTACCTTTCTGATGTTGCTTCTAAGTCAGATGCGAAAGAGTTAGATGCTTGTACTTCTGTTTTTGTAAAGCAAGGCGAGGGAGATTTTTTTGCCTTTAGAATGACTGGCACTTACCCAAATAGAGCAGATGCTATTTTTCAATTTAGCAATACGACTTTAACAACAAGTGTAGCTGGTTCAAATTTTACAGTAACAAGTTCTAAGGTAGAAAATTATGGTAATGGCTGGTACAGACTTTCTGTTGTTTACAATACAGACAATGCTACTATTATTAGAAATTCATTTAGTCCGAGAGGCACAAGTGGGCAAATAGACAGTACAGACACTTCTACAAGTGCTTTTGTTTATTTATGGGGTTGTCAAGTAGAAGAGGGTGCAAGTTTGACAAGCTATATAAAAACAGAGGGCGGTTCAGGAACAAGAAATTCAGATGATTGTAAGATTGACAATTTTGGTTCTATGCCATCTAACTACCCTATTACAGTTTATGGAGAGGTATTGCCAAACGAATTATCTACTGATAGCCACGCTTTTTCTTTGTTGCAAAATGTAGATACATCTGGAAGTTACTATTTGTCTTTGGAATTAACAAGCACAACTGGGTTAAAAATAAAGAGA